CTAAAGCAGAAGCTTTAAGTCAACTGGAAGAGTTAGGTGAACTTAAAGATCCAAGAAATTTACAGGCAGCTCTTGAGGGCGTTAACTTTCAACTAGGTGTTAACTGGAGAACAAAATTTCCTACTGCTTGGGAACACATGAAAAGTGGTAATTGGGATGGGGCAGAACAAGAGATAAGATTTACAGAAGAAGATAGTGGTACACAATCTGATTGGAATAAACAAACACCTACTAGAGTTAGGGATTTTGTAGAAGCTTTAAGACACCAAGATAATTAAATGGAACTAGATATAAAACTACTTCCTTGGCAAGAGAAAGTATATGAGAGCAAAGCTAGGTTTAAGGTAGTAGCTGCTGGTAGACGAACTGGTAAGAGTAGATTAGCTGCTTGGTTACTAATAGTAAACGCACTTTCTGAAAAGGATGGTAAGGTTTTTTACGTTGCTCCTACACAGGGTCAGGCCAGAGACATTATGTGGCAGACTTTGTTAGAGTTAGGTAACCCTGTTATTAAATCTGCGCATATAAACAACTTACAGATAACTTTAGTTAACGGTGCTGTTATATCGTTAAAAGGTGCAGACAGACCTGAGACAATGAGGGGTGTTAGCCTAAAATTTTTAGTACTTGATGAGTATGCTGACATGAAGCCTACTGTATTTGAACAGATTTTACGTCCAGCTTTAGCAGATAACAAGGGTGAGACACTGTTCATTGGTACTCCAATGGGAAGAAACCATTTCTATGAGTTATATAAGTACGCAGAGTTAGGGGATGATGAAACATATGAGGGTTGGCACTTTACAAGCTACGATAACCCTCTATTAGATCCAGAAGAAATAGAAATTGCAAAAAAATCTATGTCTACTTATTCGTTTCGTCAAGAATTTATGGCTTCTTTTGAAGCTATGGGTAGCGAAATTTTTAAGGAAGAGTGGGTTAAGTTTGCAGATGAACCACCAGCTATAGGTGAGTACTATATCGCCATAGATTTAGCAGGTTTTGCAGATGTTGCCAAGGCATCAACGTCTAAGTCTAAGAAATTAGATCAGACTGCTATTAGTGTAGTAAAAGTTAATGAAGATGGGTGGTTCGTAGAGGATATTGTCTACGGTAGGTGGGATATAAAGAAAACTGCACAGAAGATTTTTAATGTGGTGGCTAAGTATGAGCCTATTGCAGTGGGTATAGAAAAGGGCGCGTTGAAAAACGCGGTGCTACCGTACCTGATGGACTTACAAAAAGCAAGACAGAAGTTTTTTCGTTTAGAAGAACTAACTCACGGAAACAAGCGTAAGATAGACAGGGTGATCTGGGGACTACAGGGCAGATTCGAGCAGGGTGTGATAACACTAGGAGTAGGAGATTGGAATGCAGAGTTCTTAGATGAATTGTTCCAGTTCCCTAACCCTTTAGTACATGATGACTTAATTGATTCGTTAGCATACATAGATCAACTAGCTATAGTAGCTTATAGTTTTGATTTTGAAGATGATAACGAGTTTACATTTATTGATCCAATAGCAGGTTACTAATAATGGAAAATGAAACAAAGAATAACAATTACGATGGTCAAAAACTAGAGCAATGGGTTATAGATAAGTGTGATAATTGGAGAGATAATTATAATAACAATTATCGAGAAAGTCACGATGAATACTATAGACTTTGGCGTGGTATCTGGGCTAAAGAAGATAGTATGCGCGAGACTGAACGTAGCCGTATCATTACTCCAGCATTACAACAAGCAGTAGAGTCTAGTGTAGCAGAAATAGAAGAAGCTACTTTTGGTAGAGGACGTTGGTTTGATATTAGGGACGATGTTCAAGATCAAACTGGTAGTGCTGATATAGAATTTACAAGAAAACAACTAGATGAAGATATGCAGTTTGGTAAAGCACGTTCTTCTATCTCAGAGTGTCTACTTAACGCTGCTGTATTTGGTACAGGTATTGGTGAAGTATATTTAGAAAGTGCAAAAGAACATATACCACATAGTCAACCAACTGCTGATGGACAGATGCAAGCGCATGGTGTAATAGAAAGAGAAAGGTTCTTAGTTAAGTTACGTCCTGTTATGCCACAGAACTTTCTTATTGATCCTCTAGCAACTAGCATAGAAGAAGCTCTAGGTTGTGCAGTAGATATGTACGTACCGTTACACCAAGTAGAAATGGATATTGAGAAAGGTATCTATCGTGATGTTGAAGTTGGTACAGTAGAGTCAGATTCAGAACTAGAACCTGATCAAGAAATGACACACAATACAGATGATAGAGTTCGTCTAACTAAATACTACGGTCTTGTACCTAGAGATTTATTTGAAGATGCAGAAGACGAAGATATGGAGGAAGATGAAATTGCTGTTGCTCTTAATCCATACGGTAGTAAAGAAGATAAAGATAGTTCTTACGTAGAAGCTATAGTTATAATTGCTAATGAAACAACTCTACTAAAAGTTGTAGCAAATCCGTACATGATGGAAGATAGACCTATTGTAGCGTTTAAATGGGATAACGTCCCTAGTCGCTTCTGGGGTCGTGGAATATGTGAGAAGGGGTATAACAGTCAGAAAGCATTAGACACGGAGCTACGTGCACGTATAGATGCTCTAGCACTAACAGTACACCCTATGATGGCAGTAGATGCTTCTCGTATGCCTCGCGGTTCACAGTTTACAATCGCCCCAGGAAAAACTTTACTAACTAATGGTAACCCTGCTGAGATCTTACAACCATTTAAGTTTGGTGCTGTAGATAACACAAGTCCTATGAACCCTGATGGTACTGCTGCTGGCATGTCTATGTCTCTTGGTGCTATTATTAAACGTCATAAGCGTACACTGTTAAACTTCCAAGATACTTTCTTAATTCCTTTTGTTGAGAAAGCAATGCACAGGTATATGCAGTTTGATCCTGAACTATACAAAGCACAAGACCACAAGTTTGTTGCTTCTAGTTCTTTAGGTATCATTGCGCGTGAGTACGAAGTAACACAGTTAGTACAACTTCTACAAACAATGCCAGCAGAAAGCCCTATGTACAGTATACTTGTTGAGTCTATTGTAGATTCTATGAACTTATCTCGCAGAGAAGAGATCATAACTACTATTAAACAAGCTAACCAACCACCTAGTCCAGAGCAACAACAAGCTGCAATGCAAGAAGAACAACTTCGTAAACAGTTTGAGCTAGAGATGGCTAAAGTAACCTTAGAGAAAATGAAACTAGAAGCTGCTGAAATACAAAGTCGTGTGATGCAGAACCAAGTTGAAACTGAATTACTTCCTGTTGCTGAAGAGACAGATCGCATAGCTGCTATTGCTAAGACTTTACCCGCTGATGAATTTCAACAAGCTCTATCTATGGCGGAGCTAAGTCTAAAACAACAAGAGCTAGACACTAAAGAAAATATAGTAAAACTACAAATGGGAAATAATAATGATAAGTAAACAAGAGCTTGATAGTGTCTTAATTGAGATAAACACTATCTTATCAGGAATAGAAAAGAGAATTGTTGAGCTAGAAGAAAGACCAAGCTGCAAGTGTACACCACCAGCTAAAAAGATAAATAAAAAATAGCTTGACAAATGTATAATAGTATGGTATACTCGCGTCATAGTTGAAAAACTATAACATATTGTATAAAAAATGTCAACACCTAATTAGGAGAATGTATGACACCAGAAGATCAGAAGTACTACGAAACTTACTTTGACTTATTTAATACCGAAGGGTGGAGTCAACTTATAAAGCAAGTAGAGATAGATAAGAATAATTTTGAAATAGAAGGTATTGAAAATGAAAGGCACTTGTTTCAAACGCAAGGGCAAATTTTTATTTTGAATACTTTGTTGAACATGGAGGACTCTGTAAGAGCAGCTTACGATTCTATAATCATTCAAGAGAACACGACTGATTATGACACGTAGACTGTTTGATTTTAAGTGTCCCGATGGTCACATAACTGAACACTTCATTGATTCCGAAGAGAAGGAAACAAAGTGTACAGAGTGTGATAGTAAAGCCAAGCGGATAATTTCGCCTGTGACCTCTGTATTAGATGCTGTATCTGGGGATTTTCCTGGGGCAACTATGAAATGGGCTAGAGATCACAGCAAAGCCGCTAGAAAAACTAACCCTTAATCCACAATACTTTTTTAAGTACGGAGTTTATAATATAATGGCAACATTTTTAGAAGAACCAGAGGAATTTAACGAAGAGTCTTTGCAAGAAGATGAACAGCTAGAAACTTTTAATACCTTAGACCCTGAAAAGGATAGCCTAGGTGAAGAAGAAGAGGTTGATGGTAACGTAACTGAAGAAGAAGAACTACCTGAGAAGTATAGAGGCAAGAGTGTAACTGAAATTGTTCAGATGCATTCGGAAGCTGAAAAACTAGTGGGTAGACAAAGCTCTGAAGTTGGGGAACTGCGGAAACTTGTAGATGATTTTGTTAAAACAAACCTTAATAGTAACGCCCAAGGAGCGAAAGAACCTGAAGAAGAGATTGATTTTTTTGACAAACCTCAAGAGTCTATAAATAAAACTATCTCGGCTAATCCTGATATTCAGGAAATAAAACAGTTGAGACAGCAATTAAAACAGGAAGCTATTATAGGAAAACTTAATAGCACCCACCCAGATTTTATGGCAACGGCTCAAAGTGAGCCTTTCCAAGAATGGGTAAAAGCCTCTAAGGTACGTACTGAACTATTAGTTAGAGCAGATACTAAGTTTGACTTTGATGCCGCTGATGAACTCCTTACAAATTGGAAGGAAAAATTACAGGTGGCTTCACAAACAAAAGAGCTTGCAAATAAGGATAGAGGACAACAGCGTAAGGCTGCTTCTACTGGATCAGCTAAAGGTACAGGTGAGTCAAGATCTAAGAAGATTTACAGACGCTCTGAAATTATGAACTTGATGCAAAATGATCCTAAA